CATTGAGAATCACAAGCACTGCATTCGATTCTGAGATTACAGAATTGATTTCAGCAGCTGAAACTGATATCACTCAGGCAACTGATGCAGCCTTTGATATAACAGATGCGGTTCAGTGTAATGCAGTGGCGCTCTATTGCCAGGCTTACTTTGGATATGGCGATGATAAAGCACTTGCACGATATAAGGACATTTTGCAATCAATTGGACTCAGGAAGATTCCAACAGTAGGAGCAACAGAATCATGAGAGATGAAGGCATCTTGACATTTTACAATTTAATCAATGTAGCAGCCAAAGGCAAAAAGCCTGTTGAAAAGCTCGTTCCGATTGGAATCATTGCATATTATGCAAATAAAACAATCGGCTTTAATAGATTATATGCAGCCAAAGGAGCAAATTATAAGCTGGATAAGCTTGTAAGAGCTTATGCAACTGAGCTTCCAGAATCGGCTAAATATGTAATATTAGAGGATAAAAGGCAATATCGCATTGCTGATATGAATGCCATAATTGATGAGGATGCCGTGGATTTATCTTTGGAGAGGCTGAGCAATAATTTCGAAGTCGAAGAAGCAAGCGGCCCTGTTACATCAATAACAACTTCTTCAAATGGGGGTGTTTAATCATGAAATATTTGTGTGGACTTCTTGATATTCCTTATCAGGAGTTTAAAAAATTGGATCATGTATATCACTATTTGAAGCCTGAGAATATTGATGCGCCTTATGCGATTTGGCAAGAAACAAATGAAGCCAGCTTTTATTCAAATAATAAAAAGAGTGAAAGAGCTCTTGAAGGGATTTTGGATTATTTCACTTTAGATGAAAATGATTCATTTCTCGATACTCTTGAAGCTGCTATGGATAAAATGGGAGCTTCCTGGAGCTTATCTGCGGTTCAATATGAAGAGCAAACCAATTTGATTCATTTTTCATGGGATTGGCAGGTTCATTGATATGGCAAAGCTAAAGACAGAAGGCATCGAAGAAACTATCAAGATGCTGGAAAAGATTGAAGCAAATACTGATGAAATTCTCACTGCTGCTATTGAAGCAGGAGCAAAAATTATTGTGAAAGAAATGAGCTCTCAGATTTCTTCCCTCAAAACAAGCTCTGAAGATGAGGATGATGAGAAGCGTTATCCTACTCAAAGAGAATTAAGATCAATTCAATCTGGTTTAGGAGCTGCGCCTGTTAAAGAAAATGGAACCAAAATGGATACCAATATTGGTTTTGCTGGATATGATGGAAAGCAGACAAAAAGATATCCGCGTGGCCACAGCAACAAGATGCTTGCTGCTAAATTTGATAAAGGCTCGTCTTTTATTAAAGCACAGCCCTTTTTCAATAAAGCAAAGAAGGCTGCTGAAGCTAAAGCCACAGCTGCGATGCAAAAGGTTCTAACAGATGAAATAAATCGTTTAACTAAGTAATTACTTCGGTAATTACTTTTTTTATTACTTTGAAAGGAGAATTGCAATGAGTGCTAACGGAAAAGTAATTACAGGCTATTCAAAGCCTTATGTTGCACTTTACTCAGCAAATGGCGGCACTGTTTCATATTCAAGCGGCCAGCTTCTTGCTAGAGGTGTAAGTGTCACAGCTTCTCCAGAGAGCTCCGATGCTAATAATTTCTATGCAGACAATGTTGTTGCTGAATCATTAGCGGGAGAGTTCACAGGCGGCCAGGTTACTCTTACAGTTGATGGCTTGCTTCAGGATGCTGAGAAGCTTATCCAGGGCTTATCTACAGCTGATGCTGATGGATGGATTAATTATGACGATACACAGCAGAAGCCATTCTGCGGAATCGGATTTGTTATCCGTTACATGAGCGACAATGTAACATATTACACACCTGTTGTTTTCCCTAAAGGAACATTCAATCAGATTGAACGTTCTGCTGAAACACAGGGCGAAGAAGTAGATTTCCAGACTCAGGAGCTTGTTTTCAATATCCTCAAAGACGATACAGCAAATCATTGCTGGAATCGTGTTGGCGGAGAGCTTTCTTCAGAAGCTGCAGCTGAAAACAAGATTCGTGCTGCTCTTGGAATTAATACTCCAATTGTAACTTCATAACAATATTTAGAGGATGCAGGGAGAAATCTCTGCATCCTTTTTTTCAAATGAGGAGAGATGAAAATGCTAAATGCTGAAGAATTAAAGCAGATAGGGTTTGCGCGTACCGTTTGGGCTGAAAGACAGCTTGCGAAACTCTGCCCTGGGGGCAATATCAAAAATTTTGATCAATTATTAAGCAATGACAATACCGATGAACAGTTTGGCGCGATGATTAATTGCATTATTATCATGCACAAAGCTTTTGATCGTTCTGAAAAATTTTTAAATCCTGAACATGAATGCACAGAAGTAACTGAAGAAATGCTTGAAAATCTCTTAAATGAAGAGGAGCTTGCAGCATTATCAATCAAAGCTTTTTCTGCATTCAAAAAGGATGGAGAGGTTACAGTTGAAACTGAACCAATAAAAAAAGAAGAGGCCGAGGAAGTAATGGAAGAATCTATATCAACGATTCCTGGCTCATCTACTTCGGCCATCAATTAAATATGAGCCGTGAAGAAACATTAAACACTAGATGGGGAGAGTTTATTGATCTAGTAAATTGCAGGGCCATTGAAAATGGCAACTGCAAACAAAAGCCACCAAGAAAAGAGATGGATTTGTTTGATTTTCTGGCTCTAAAGTAAAGGAGATTCTTATGGCTACAATTGGTGTAAAACTTGAATTAGAAGGCGCGCCTCAATATACCGAAAACATGAGCAAGGCTACAGCTCAAACAAAGCTGTATCAGGCTCAAGTTAAAAGATTAGCTGCGGAGATGGGTTCTGGAGTTTCGGCTTTTAAGAAATCAATCACAGAATCAAAAGCTCTTCAGCAGCAACTTGAGGCTCAGAGAAATCAATCGAAGCTTCTTGAAGAACAGATTGCAAAAACAACTGAGAAATATGGCGAAGATTCTGCACAAGTTTTGCGCCTTAAAACGCAATATGAAAACCTGCAGGCAGCTATTGCTAATACAACAAACGCACTTGAGGCTAATGGCGGAACCTGGGGAGCTGTTGGAGCTGAGTTTGAAGAAATTGGAAACAAAATTTCAGCCACTAGCGAAAAGGTTACGAAACTAGGCGAAAATTTAACTGTTAGTTTAACAGGGCCAATTATAGCAGTTGGAGCTGCAGCTACAAAGGCATGGGGAGAGGTTGATTCTGGCCTTGATACCATTATTGCAAAGACAGGAGCCACAGGAGAGCAGCTTGCAGAGCTCGAAAAGGTATCAAACAATATAGCCAAAACAATTCCAGCTTCATTTGATGAGATTGGAAATGCTGTTGGCGAAGTAAATACCAGATTCGGACTTGAGGGCGATGAGCTTGAAAGCTTATCAACTAAATTCATTGAATTTGCGAAGTTAAATGGAACCGATGTTTCATTTTCAATCGATAACGTTCAGGCTGCAATGGCAGCTTTTGGAATTGATGCTTCAGAAGCTGGCAATGTATTGGATATTATGAACAAGGCAGGCCAAAACACAGGTGTTTCAATGGACACTTTGGCTTCTAGCCTTCTTGCAAATGCATCTGCCTTAACAGAGATGGGATTTGATATCAATTCAGCTGCAGGATTTATTTCTGAGCTCGAAAAGAGCGGTGTTGATGCATCTGCAGCCATGAGCGGATTAAAAAAGGCATTCACTAACGCGACAAATGACGGAAAAACCATGGATGAAGCTATTGCAGAGCTTCAGGCAACAATGCAAGCAGCTGATTCTGATACAGAAGCATATCAAGCGGCAATTGAATTGTTTGGAAACAAAGCAGGCCCTGCGCTTGCTAAAGCTGTAAAAGAAGGAAGAATTTCTTTTGATCAGGCGAGCAATTCAATTGCTGATTTTGGCAATTCTGTAACTAATACTTTTGATGCAACTATGGATCCACTTGATCAGTTCCAAGTGAATATGAATCAAGTGAAGCTTCTTGGAGCTGATTTGGTAAATTCAGCAGCTCCTTTGATTGCTGAAGTAATGGAAAAGATGAGCCAGGCAATCCAAAAAGCAACTGATGCATGGAACAGCCTGGATGAAGAGCAGCAGCAGAACATTATTAAAATTGCAGGAGTAGTTGCTGCAATTGGCCCTGCTCTTGTAGTCATTGGAAAAGTTGGATCAGGAATTGCTGGGGTTCTTACTCATATTGGCAAACTAATTTCATTCGTGCCAACTATTATCTCAGTTGTTTCGACAGTTGGAGCAATAATCACAGGAACAGTGATTCCAGCTATTGCAGGAGTAGTTGCTGCATTATTGCCATTCCTTCCTGTAATTATAGGAGTTGGAGCTGCTATTGCAGGAATTATTCTCATTGTAAAGAATTGGGGCGAAATTACTGATTGGATTACTGAAAAATGGACAGCTTTCACAACTTCAATTTCGGAGATTGTTTCATCGATAGCCACATTTTTCACAGAGCACTTTGCAAAGCTTCGTGAAATGTTCGTTGCAAAGTGGGAAGAAATTGGAAAGATTCTGAGCAATGCATGGACTAATCTCAAAGATACAGTGAGAAATGGAGCTGCCAAAATCGTTACAAACATTGCAGAGCTTGGAACCAAAATCAAAGAGAAATTCATTGATATAAAGAACCAGGCAATCCAATGGGGCAAGGATATGATTCAGAATTTCATCGATGGAATCAAGGCAAAATTTGAAGCTGTAAAGGAAGCAGTTACAAGCATTGCCGATACTGTGAAATCTATTTTAGGCTTCAGCTTGCCAAAAGAGGGCCCTCTTCATCAATTTAATGAATGGCCAAGGCACATGATGCAGCAATATGCAGATGGAATTGAAGCAGCTAGATTTTTAGTTAAAGATGCTATTACCGATGTTGCTCAGGATGTTACTGTTCTTGCTAATCCAATTGATGTGGCTGAAGTATATGATGCCGTTAGAGCTGGAGCTTCAGATGCAAATCTTTCTCTGGCTATTGGCGAAAGAGAGTTCGCAAGAAGCTTGAGAGGAATGGGGGTTTCATTAAATGCCTAATATTAAGTATGTTTCAAGCCAAGGGGTTGAGTTTGACCTGAAAAGCTTCGATTGTCCAAAACTTTATAAAGCCGATTTCCATGATGTATCCTGGGAGCCTGAAACTATTTCAAAGCAGTTTGGAACAGTGATTAATCGTTTTACAAAAGATGCTCAGAAATTTGCTTGCTCTTTTAGATTAAAAGGAGATCCTACAGGAAGAAAAAATAAGATTAATTCTTTCATTTTCGAAACTGAAAGAGATATTTCTAAAATGAGTCCTGGAAGGCTTTTTTGGGATGAGCAATATATCGATGTTTATTTTATTAAACATGATACAAAGCCAATTGATTCTGGAATGGTTTGGACGGAAATAAGTGGTACATTTTATGCAGCTTTTCCATTTTGGATTTTGGAGCAAACACTTATTATCAGACCATCAGAAGCTTCAACTTCTGGATTACCTGAAAATGTCAAGGGCTATCCTGCAGAGCGTGAGTTTGTTTATGGTTATGAATATGCTTATCCATACGCAAAGGAAGCTGTTGCAATAAAGGTTGACTCTGCTTTGGATTCTGATTTTAAAGCTGTTATTTATGGGCCTGCAACTGTAGTGCAATTCAATATTTCAGGGCATTTATATAAAGTGAATCATTCACTGAGAAATGGCCAATATATGGTAATTGATACACGCGATTCGGTTCCTATGTCAAAACGCTGTTACATAAGAAGTGCAAATGGAACCGAAACGAATGTTTTCAATTATCGTGATCCATCAAGTTTATTATTTACAAAAATTCCTTCTGGAAATGTTGTTTTAAACTATGAGAGAAACTATGGCATTGATCTAACCATTTTCCAGGAAAGGAGCGCACCGAATTGATCATACTTGATTCCGAAATGAAAGAGCTCGGAGAGGTTGATGTTGATATTGATATTGAGATTGGTTCAGCTGAGAAGGCCACCAATGATTTTGAATTAACTAATGCCACTCTGCAGGATATAAATCCAGGCGGATTTTATTTTCCAGGTACCGAGCTCGGTGGAGTAATTGAATACGATAAAAGCAGAACAACTCAGGATTATTCGGTTTTAAAAGGATATACCTGGAGAGGGTTGCTTTCTAAATGGATCATAATGCCAGATGCAGGAGAGGATTATAAAATTGTATCTGGCGAAGCAAATGCAGTGATTGCTTCCTTGCTTAATGGAGTTTTGGGAGATTTTTTCACAGTATCTTCAGAGGATTCTGGCTTAACGCTTTCAAATTATCAATTTCCTTTATATATCAATATGCTTGATGGAATTGAAGGAATGTTGGAATCAGAAGGCTATCGCTTAAAAATAGAAGGTAAAAAAGTTACAAGTGGCCAGCCAATAATTGTTGAAGTTTCCGCTGTTGCTGCTCAAGTAGTGAGTGGAACCTTTAATGAGGATAATGGCATTCCAATGAGCTTTACTAATGATGGAATGGGAATCAATCATCTTATTTGTGGTGGCTCTGGAGAGCTCCAGGATAGAATGATTAAGCACTTGTATATTGATGAAAATGGCGAGGTTTCAAATACACAATATTATACAGGCTTTGATGAAAGACAGGAGTTTTTTGATTATCCTTCTGCAGAGAGCGAAGAAGATCTGATTGATTATGGCAAAGAAAGGCTTCTTGAAATATGCAGCCATAAGAGCTTAGAGATGAAAGCTCCTGAAGATTTAGAGCTGGAGATTGGCGATTTAGTAAGGGGAACCTTCCCTGATGGAACCATAATTGAAAGCCCTGTTGTTGTAAAAATATATAAAATCAACAATGGCACTGTAACTTTTGAATATCAAATTAAAGGAGAAGAGTGATGGCAAAATTAATTAATGGAAATGGAAATCTTGCAATTTATGCTGAAGAAGATGCTGATTGGTATGCTTCCATTTTTGGCAATCAAACAAGCATCACAGGCATTGGAAATCAATTTGCATATTCACTTTTAGATGCAAATACTATCGGAGTAGAGGATGGAGTTATCATCACAAAAGAAGGCCGAAGAATCCAGCTGAATGCCAATGAAATTGATGAGTTTGAGATTCCAAATGGATCACAGGGAACAACAAACTATTACATTATTGGTTACAGACTAATTACAGATGAAACTTCCGCTCAAACTTGCGAAACATTTGTTGAATTGATGGATAATGGAACAGATACAATTCCAGAAGGAAGCTTCAGAGAGGGCGATGATTCTGTTGATGTTTCTCTTTATAGAGTCAAGCAGGAAGATTTGACAATTACAGCTGTAACTTTATTGCTTCCAAAGGTTGGAGCAATGAGTGCGATGGCAAATGATATTGCCACGTTAAATACAAA